TGATGAGCGAGATCAGTTCGAAGAGGAACAGAAAGAATCTAACCAGGCTGTAGTGGTAGAGCAAACAATTGTTGCGAAGGAACCGGCTGGAGTTATTAGTCGATATACTCCTGACCGCGCAGCTGCTGATACAACAGTAAAGCAGGAAGAAGCTCCTCATATCGCTTGGTTTGATCCTAAAGCGAGTGGTAGTGATGATGTGGAGCGAGGCCCTTTTGTAGATAAGAGCTTTTATTCAGCGGCCTTAACCAAAGATCAGCTAGCGGGTTTATCGGATATGGGGTTATGGGATATTTTCGGAGCTGATATTAATGATTTGCTAATTGACCCTACTGGCAATAAATACACTCTTGATCTGAATATAAGCAGAGTGGCAATAGATCACAGTGAGTAATTAACTGATCTAAATCAATAAACCCCTAACCCCTATTATATATAGTGGGTTAGTCAATAACAAAGAGGGAGAGAATCATGAAAAAGAATTGTCTTAATTGCAATCACCTTTCATACGAAGAGGATCAAGATTCAGACGGTCATATTATTGGCGGTGGGTATTCTTGTGAGAAACGAATTGAAAAGGAATATGAGAAAGGCGCAGAGGAAAAGTTATGGGCAAACCTCAGTCGAAAAGCTTATTTAGAAAAAGGTAAATCGTGCTGTGATATCAAATAACCACACCCTACGGGGCTAATCAATAAGGGGATAGAGAGATGAGAAAAGTACAAGTTTATGCAATGACAGATGTATTAGACAGTGAAGGTAAGCCTGTAGTTATTGAGTCAGTTAATGGGCGTCATAGAAAAAAGGAAAAAACAGAGTCATACATCGGCGGATTCCATGGCTTTGGTGTTGATTATGAAGAACTTACAATGGGAGCAGGTCAATTCACAACGGCTATAATTGAGGCGATGGATGGCACTGTAGAAACCGTTTATTTGCATATGTTTAAATTCATAGATGACGGTGTAGCATGTATAAAATAAACTCCAACGGCTGGGACTACACAATAACAGATGTAGACTACCAACCAGAGCAACCGGCAGTCACTCACAGGTTACCTGAACATTGCGATCCTGCCGAGTCTGAAGACATCCAGTTCAAGTGGACACGCAAGCCTGACTGCAATCACAGCCATGCACCAGAGCAAGACGATGAATTCCTGGCTGAATTAATTGAAATGGTAACGGGAGAATAAGATGGACATATTTCAGTATGACTTTAATGATGAATATTTAAGGGCTTCTCATGAATACGATGAGGATGAATTAGTATTGCAACTTAGGGTAGAGTCTAGCAAAAGAAGCGGGGATTATAGAGATAACCCTGTAATACTAAGCAAGACCGATGTTATAGCATTGGCGAAGTATTTTAAATTGACTGTTAGCGATATCGGTAGCACCGAGGATAAAGATTGAATAATAATGAGAGTTAGTTATAATTAACTTCAGGCTTGTGGTAGGCCTTAAAAAAGTTTAAAGATAGTTGTAAAGGGTTTAAGTAATACAAAGTTCAGAGGCCAATGGGTTAAAACTCAACTATCCCCTGAACTGCCTTTACCAACTGGGCTTTGTATTTCTTAAGCCTTTTTTTATGCCTTTCATTTCTACCTCAAGCCAGAGTTCATTACCTGGCTGCTGACACTCCAAAACGCAATAGCCTGATGCCAAAACTAATTGGCTTTAAACTTAGTAATTATGTAACACCTACAATCAAACAACGTTTAAGAGCGCGGACAAACAGTGGTAATGCAGGGTATATGGGTTGATCTCCCAACAAGGACGTAAATAGGACACTGATACTGTTTTGATTGCATGTAAGCCATAAGAGTATTGTAAGGTAAACCCCATCCTTGCAAGATCGCTCTTAATTGATAACTATACTTTGGAGAAAGTTATGAGAGATATAAAATTTAGAGCTTGGGACGGGATTGAATTCTATTTTATGGATTATTCAAAAGTGGATATTCACAGGTGTGGATCATTCAAGGAGCTTAATCAATACACTGGCCTGCGCGACTGGGACGGCAAAGAAGTCTATGAAGGCGACATATTAGACCACACTAGATTTCCAAATGAATCATGCCCTTATTCTGTTACATTCAATGACGGATCATTTAGAGCGTTATATGTAGATTGGGATGAGACTCTACCTAATCCAATTATTTCACAGGATGATTTAGATTTACTTAATTACAAGGTTGTCGGTAACATCTACGAAAATCCAGAGTTGATAAAAACTGACACAGATCAATAAACCATTCCACGGTTAGGCTATGATTACTGCATCGAAGCAAACAACAACAAATGAGGCAACAAAAATGAAAACATTAAAAATTACATGACTAAGCAGCAACGCGAAACATTAGGTGATTTACCTACAACGCACCGTAACTGTCTGGATTTGTTCAAGGTGGCACGCCCGGGCAAAACAGCAAGAGACAGAGCAAGACGTTCTCAGTAGTTAATCACGTTAGCGCATTCTAACCAGTGCGCTAAATTGGCATAATTATTGGCACCGAGTAAGCAAGATAGGAGTATATGAAATGAAGAAGCAAGAATTCAAAAAAGCATACGGTGAATATAGAAAGATGGTTTCAGGCGCATTTTACAGGGGCGTACAGGCTTACAGAGAGGCGATTAACACTAATCAGGTGTTTCGTGCATGTTTCTTCCGAAAGCCGCTACCAACGTCTGTGGCTGTGTCAAATTACTTATCAAGCTGGAGCTGAAAGCATGACACCATATGAAGCAACATTATTAATCCATTTTTATGTAATGGCTTGTGACTTTGAACAAAACGGCACTGAGTTATATCGGGCCACTTGTGACCGGTGGATAGAGGCAGGAGTAATTGAAGATAATCTCACAAGCCGGAATGAATATAAAACCACCTCATTAGGTGAAGCATGGGTTCACGACATGCTTAATACACCAATTCCAAAGACTGGATTTGTTGGTAGAAATGGGGATTTAATTCAAGTTAGAGCAGAGTAAAAGGCCGAGAAATCCGACCTTTGTTAAGGTGATCACCTCCTAGGTTCTGACATGAATCTAATGACATTATAGCAGGAGAGCTAGAGTGCTTAAAATACAAATTTTATTATCAATAATAATCGGGCTTTCTATGGACGCTGTGGTTTCTATATATGTAGCCCAGATAACGGCAAATTTTCTATGTGATAACATCCTAATTTGCCAATAATTTGCAGCAATAACCGGGGAAATGCTATAATAGGGCATAACTCACATCAGGATTAATCTTTTGAGTAACTTAAATTTTAAAGAAATCGGCCAAGTTATAAGAGTCAATCTTGGTGAAGACATAAGCCTTGCAACTCCTACCCTGGTCTTACTGCCTGAAGTTGGCACAGTTAAAAACATAACAGACGGTGTAACTATCCCTGCTGTTCAGGTTGTAGTCGGTGACGAGACCTTTGAAGCCAATGAATATATCGAATACACCACAATAAAAGACGATCTTGATTATGTAGGCAGATGGAAGAAGAAAGCTAAGCTAACTTTTTCAGATTCCGATGTGCAACAGAATGATTATGAAAAGTTTAGAGTTCTGCCATAATGGGAGCGCCTAAAGGGAATCAGTTCTGGAAAGCCAGGGCAAAGCACGGAAGAGACAAGATATTCGAGACCGATGATATATTATGGGAATCAGCTTGTGAATATTTCCAGTGGGTAGAAGACAATCCTCTTAACGAAGAAAAACTGTTTGCATACCAAGGTGAAGTAACTAGAGGCACGATATATAAGATGCGAGCAATGACTATAGACGGGCTTTGTTTGTTCTTAGGTGTGTCATATCAAACATGGCTAGACTATACAAATAGAAAAGACTTTATTGAGGTCACAAGCAGGGTTGAAAGTGTAATCAAGTCTCAGAAGTTCGCAGGAGCCGCAGCAGACTTGTTGAACGCTAACATTATAGCCAGAGATTTGGGGCTTACTGATAAGAAAGAGTTGTCCGGTAGTGCTGAGAATCCTCTCACAATGGTGATTAAAGAAATCTCGGGGAATACACTTGGACCGTCTACCAGCGACTAAAATACCAACTGATAGTGCAGAGTTTAAAGAATGTCTCGCTGATCCATGGTGGAGGATAACGGGCGGACAGCTTTACAAGATAATGATTAAGGGTGATAAGGGTGAAGATAGCCTAGTTATCCCTTTCATACCCAACGATGCTCAGCTTAATTTCTTAAACAACCTCCATACAAGAAACGATATCTTAAAAGCCAGGCAGCTTGGCTTTACTACTGTGATACAGATCCTATTTTTAGATAGCTGTTTATTCCGCGAGAATGTGAGAGCGGCAACGATAGCCCAGAACGAAGACGCAGCAAAAAAAATATTCAGGGACAAGCTGCGGTTTGCTTACGATAATCTACCCCCATCACTACGCGAAGCAATGCCTTTAAAAATTGAGAATACAAGCGAACTGGTGTTTGCTCACAATAATAGCGGTATCGAAGTAGCAACATCAGTAAGATCAGGTACAAAGCAATACTTACACATTTCCGAATTCGGTAAGATATGCGCTAAGTTCCCAGATAGAGCAGATGAAATAATTACCGGGTCAATACCTGCAGTGCCTACAAATGGGTTGCTATGCATAGAATCAACATCTGAAGGACAGGACGGGCATTTTTATAAGATAACAAAGAGGGCAGAGGCGCTTATGCTATCAGGCAAAAAGCTAAACCCTAAAGACTATAAGTTACATTTTTATCCATGGTGGGGCGAAAAGGCATATATAACCAACCCTGATGATGTACTGATGACAGATAAGGACCATGAATACTTTGATAAAATAGAGACAGATGCAAATTGTAAAATAACGCAAGAGCAAAGAGCATGGTGGGTAATGACTAGGGACTCCGAGTTTTCTGGCGAAGAAGAACATATGTGGCAGGAATATCCAAGCACCATCAAAGAAGCCTTTCAGAAGTCCAGAGAAGGCTGTTACTACACGGTACAGATGACAAAGGTCAGAAAGGATTTAAGGGTAACAAACGTTCCTCATCGGCCAGGGCATCCAGTAAATACATTTTGGGATATTGGCAACGGTGACGGCACTGGCATCTGGTTACACCAAAAGATAGGGCAGAATGACAACTTTATAGGCTATATTGAAGGATGGGGTGAGCCTTATAGTTATTATGTGAAGGAGCTTAATGCTCTCGGCTATGTATGGGGAGTTCATTACTTGCCGCATGATGGCAACCATGAGAGACAAGGAGAGCTTGATAATGTGTCCCCTAAGCAATCTCTAAACAATTTAGGGCTTAAGAATATAGAAATTGTACCTAGGGTCCATGAGATATCGCACGGTATACAGGCAACTAGAGATTCGTTCTCTACGTGTTGGTTTGACGAGGTATCGTGCAAAGGTGGTATACTGCATTTAGACTCATACCGGAAAAAGTGGAATAGCACAACAGCTAGATTTACGGATCAACCTGTTAAAGATATCCACACAGAATGTGCAGACGCATTTAGGCAGTTTGGGCAGATGAACATTAGCGGTGATCTGGATAGATCAAAAACTGTAGAATTAAACTTTAATACGGAATGGTAAAAATGGCTGATGATAGTGAAAAGTTACAAAAAACCCACGATACCGCATTAAAGCGGTTTGACCGTATCGAAAAAAGGGAACGGGATCAGCGGAAATTAGCTGTTGAAGATATCAAGTTTGCACAGACTGAAGACGGCCAGTGGGACGAGGACGCCATCAGTAAAAGAGCAGGACGGCCGCGCTACACGATTAACCGGGTAGCTGGTGCTGTTGACCAGTTGATAGGGGATCAACGTCAAAACCGCACAGACATCAAGGTGAGGCCTGTCAGCGGTGGTGCCACTGAAGATGTTGCAAAAGTATTAACTGGCATAATCAGGAACATAGAATCAAATAGTAAAGCTGATAATGCATATGATGCCGCATTTGATGAAGTTGTTAACGGCGGTTACGGTGGTTGGCGTGTAATCACAGAATTTAATGACGATGACGCTTTTGAACAGGATATCAAAATAAAGCAGATCAATACAGCAACAACCTCGCTGTGGTTTGGCCCGTCTGAAGAATACGATAAGCGCGATGCAACACATGCATTTTATACTGTTAATATGCCAAAAGAAGAACATAAGGAAAGGTTCCCTGATTCCCCGGCTATCGATTGGAGCCAGGAAAAGTTTAGTCAATCCGGTTGTAATACATGGGTAGAAGATGATTCAATTAGAGTTGCTGAATACTGGGTTAAAACTCCTATAGATAAAAACATAGCCTTAATGTCAGATGCCCGGGTCATTGATATTGACGAAGAAAAAGCCGTAATGGATGAGTTAGCGCAACAAGGGATTACAATTAAGAAGCAGCGCAAAGTTAAATCACACAAAGTTGAAATGTATCTGATGGATGCCTCTGGAATACTTGAAGGTCCAAAAGATTGGGCAGGTAAGTTTATCCCACTTATCCCTATGTACGGGCGGCAGATTAGCATAGAAAACCAGACCTTCACTAGAGGTCTGGTCAGATTTAGTAAAGACCCGCAACGTATCTACAACTACACAACAAGTGCAGCAATTGAAACAGCAGCCTTAACGCCTAAGGACCCTATTTGGTTAACTGCCAAACAAGCTGAAGGACACCACCCGCAATTAAAAAACTTTAATACTCAAAACAGCCCATTTATGTTTTACAATGGTGATCCATCAGTACCTGGACCGCCACAAAGAGGCGGTGCACCAGCAGTACAAAGCGCATTTATTCAGCAGATCCAACAAGCAAGCATGGACCTATATCATGTAACGAATATGCAACCCCCCTCAATAGGTGCAAACCCAGAGCTTAAATCAGGCAAAGCAATTCAGGCTCAAGAGCGGTTAGGCGATAGAGGATCATTTATATTTACTGATAACTTGGTTAAGTCTCAGGAATATTGCGCAGATATATTAATTGACTTAATACCTAGAATTATAGACACAGAGCGACAAGTTAGGATCATGGCTCAAGATGGAGAAAGCGAAAATGTTTTTGTTAATCAGAGCGTAAGAGATAAGGATACACAAAAGGATGTTCTAGTTAACGACTTATCATTAGGAAAGTATGACCAGGTAGCAGCAACCGGGCCGGCTTTCGCAACACAACGACAAGAGTCAGCACAGCAAATACTTGATCTAATCGCAACCTCGCCAATGTTTGAAAACTTGGCAATGGATTTGGTAGCCAAAGATTTGCCAATACTTGAAAGTAAAGAATTAACCAAACGTGTTCGTAAGCTTCAAATACAGCAGAATATTGTCACGCCTACAGAGGAAGAGATCAAGGAGCTTGGATTGGATAAACCTCAAGAGCCTGACCCTCAACAGGTAGCAGTTACCGAAAACATCCAGATTCAGACTGAGAAGCTGATAAGTGATATTGAGCTGCAAGACGCTAAAACTTTGCAAACAACTATTGACACTCAGAATTCAACTATCAAGGCATACAGCGATTTAATAGACGCTTTCAAGGCACAGCAGGAGTCTGGAATACCATTTACAAGAACCGACCATAACATCAGGGTTAAGCAGCAAGATATCGTGATGGAAGCACAGGAGCAGATTGACGAAGGCCCGAACACAGAGCAAGCGGCTAGTATTGTTCAGGACGCTGTAAGCCAGGAGCAGGCAGTTGAGGCGGATAATGCCAGACGGTTAACAGTTGAGCAGCCTAGCGCATCGATAGGACAAGATGATTTGAATGGCTGATTTGTCATTTCATCCACTCTTTAGTATAATCAATACATGGCACACGTTAAGCCATTAATTAACGGCTAAAATCCACCATTAGGTGCTAGAATGTCAGATGAGAACAATGCTGCACTAGAGCAGAAAGCTACGTTTGTTATTGAAGGTGATGATCAGACCTCAGAGCAAATAGCCGCAGAAGCTCAAACCACGGAATCAGCACCCGTAGAAGATGCGAAAGAACCAGACTCAACCGAAGCTGAAAAGCCAACCGAGGACGGTTTTCAAAAACGTATCAATAAAGTAACAAAAGAAAAGTACACTGAAATACGAGGACGAGAAGCAGAAACAAAGCGTGCTAATGATTTGCAAAAACGCTTAGACGAGATTGAGGCTAACAAGCCAACTCTGGAAAAGCCTACGCTCGAAGGTCATGAATACGACGACGAAGCCTTTAACAAGGCTGAAGTGGCATATCAGGTCCAAGAGCAGGTAAAAGCGGCACTTGTAACCCAAGGTGCGAAGCAAGATAAGATAGACCAAGATACGAAGGCTCAACAAACGTTGGATACATTTAACGAACGAGTCGCCGCATCAGGGATTGAAGATTTTGCAAAGAATGTTGATGCTATTCCGACTTTGCCAGCAGGCATTGCAGATGCAATTATGGAGCTTGATAATGGTGTTAGTATGGTTGAATACCTCTACACACATTTAGATAAAGCTGATGAATTGGCAAGTATGACGCCTATGGCAGCAATGTTGGAAGTCGGTCGAATTTCTGCAAACATGTCTGTTAAACCAGACGTTAAACCAAGTGCAGCACCGGACCCAATAGAAACATTAAGTTCTGGAGACGTAATACCTACAGAGCGAGGGCCGGACGGAGCAACCTATGAATAGGATTAAATATTATGGCTGACAACAATTTAGACAGTAACTTTAACCGGAAATTAGCCCGAGTGTTTTTAGATCAGGTAGAGACAAAGCGTGTTCTATCTAAAAATGTAGACACTCAACTGCTGGCGGGTAAATTCGGACCCGACACAGGCGAAAATGTAGACTTTAAACGACCAACTGATTACAAATCTGTTCGGACCCCTAAAGGTGACGTTTCCGGCGAGACCAAAAGCGGTATTATCACAGGCAAGGCAACTGGTGTCGTCCAGGATTATTTCACCGTATTTGTTGATTACGATGAAGCAGATGAAGCAATTAAACTAGATCAGCTTGATCAATTGCTTGATCCTATGTCAACACGAATCGTGACTGATTTTGAGTTAGATTATGCTGCCTTTATGATGAAAAACACGGCATTACTTGCTGGTACTGTTGGAACGGCAGCAGATACTTGGGACGATATCGCAGAAGCAGGCGCAATGATGCAAGCAAGCGGTGTACCGGGTGATGCACCTTGGTTCTACACTGTTAACCCCTTTACTCAGAGAAAATTAGCTAGCACTAACCGGAGTTTAGGTGCTGGTGGAGCTGCGGGCGGTTTAGTTAAAACAGCAGTTGATAAGGCAACAATATCTGATATGTTTGCAGGTTTTGACAAGGTAATGACTGCGACGACTTTAGATAGCTACACAGTTGGATCAGAAGCTGACCGTGCAGGTACTTTGTCAGCAACTCCTACAGTCACTTACGTTGCTGCTAAGGACACTATGACTCAAGTCTTAGCTGTGACAGCGGTAGGTGCGGGTTCTACAGTTCTTAACGCGGGTGAGACAGTAACTATTACTGCGGCATCTGGTGCAATTAATCGCTTGAACCTATCTACCAGACAAATTATCTTGGATGAGACTGGCTCAGCTATCGTATGGACTGGTACAGTGACTGAAACAGTCACTCTAGCCGGTGGTGCAGGCAATGTAACCGTAACAGGTCCAGCTATCTTTGAAGCAGACGGTGCTTACAACACTGTTTCTCAGTCTCCTTTATCTGGTGATATTGTGACATTCTCAGGTGCGGCGAATGCAATTATTCAGCCTAACTTGTTCTGGCATAAGCAGGCGTTCTCAATTGGTTCTGTTCCTATCAAGAAGCTACACTCAACCGATACCATTGCAACTACCAAAGATGGTTTGCAATTCCGTATCTCTAAAGGTGTCGGGTTCTTGGAGAATGAGCAGAAGGTCCGTATTGACTTCAGACCTGCATATGGCGTGATGAATCCGTTCTTTGCTGGACAAGGGTTTGGTGCTCCATAAATTAATAAGCCCCAACTAAACTGGGGCTTACTATCATGAGGATAAGAAAATGGCGTTTGATTCAACAGGTTTAAAAGCAATGGGTGGCAAAGGGAAAGCCTTTGATAAGGGCAAGATGTTTGCCTACACAACTTCCGATTCAATGGCAACAGTTAGAGCCTCCGGGTATTTCGACGGTATGTCATCTGATCTGGATTCTGAATATTTTATTGCCGTGAAAGCATCTGACGGTGTGAGTATTTTAGCACTAACACGCGACTCTACCGGTCTGATACTTACCACGGACACAAACATCCAGGCTATCACTGGTGCTGGTGCTGTTGACGTTATTACTGACGTTACTCAGTTTACATCTGATGGCGCTGCACAGGCTTTGACTATTGCAGACGGTTATATTGGGCAACGGAAGATTGTTGTTCATGTAGTTGATGGTGGAAGTGGCGTATTAACCCCGGCGAATGGGCTTGGGTACTCGACTATCACTTTCACGACTGCTGGTGAAGCTGTTGAGCTTATGTTCCTGGCAGGTGGATGGGCTGTAATCGGGTTTGGTGGTCTTACCGCTACATTGCCGGCTATCGCTTAATTGGTGGCATAAAGTAACAAGGGGGCTTCGGTCCCCTTTAATCTGGATGATAATCATGTCTGAATTTACAAAATGGGTAAGAGCTTCAGGCTTACCAATAACACTGAAGAATACTGAAGAATTAAATAATTACGCAAAACAGGCAGGCTGGAAGATTGCAGATGATAATGACTCGGGAGAAACTGACGTCATGAAATCTCACGAAGCTGCGATTAAAGGGATGTCTGATAAAAAGAAAATTGAAAAATACGTCATTGAAGTTTGCGGCGTAGATATAAATTTACAAGGAAACCTAAACACCGTTCGAAGCAAAGCTGTTAAAGCTATTCGTAATCATCAAAGTGATTAGAGGCAGTTATGACCACAATGCGAGAAGTTGTAGAGGATGCTTTCGAAGATATCACGGTCAAAAAGGCTGAAACAGCGCTTGAAAGTGATGAGCTACAATCCGGTATAAGGCGCGCTAATGATATGTTGGTTCAATGGGACAACATAGGCCGCATTGTCGGGTATAGTCCTGTCACTGATCCAGATGTGGAGCTAGTGTTAGAGCCTGCCGCCATAGCAGCAGCAAAGGCTAACTTAGCTATAAAGTTAGCCCCATCTTATTCGAAGCCAATCACAAACGTATTAGCAGAAAATGCCCGGACAACTCTGGATGAGCTTAGAAACGCCAATGCTCATATTGGTCCAGTTGCATACCCTGATTCACTTCCTATTGGCTCTGGCAATGAATGCCCTGATAACTTTTCAAATCAAAGGTTCTTTGACGAAAACAAAGATGAGAACTTTTAATGCCTAGAACTCCCTTACCCATCCCGCTAGGCTCATATCAAGCAGAGAGCCAAACATTATCTATACAGCGAGTTATAAACTGGATTCCTGTTGTCCCGCAAGGTGAGGCGCTAAATAATCGCAGTCTATTGCAGCCATCAGGTATCGAACAGATTATTGACACCGGGTTAGGTGCCTGTCGTGGTGGTCATGTAATGGCAGGTATTAGGTTCTTTATTGAAGGCAGCACATTAATATCATTAAGCGCAAGTGACGTTCTAACCAACATAGGGACGATTACAGGTACTGTACGGGTTCAGATGGCAGACAATGGCACGCTATTGGTAATTGTTGTTCCCGGTGCTGATGCTTTTGTATTCGATAGCTCAACAGATACACTGACGCAGATTGTAGATCCAGATTTCCAGCTATCGGATAGTGTAAGTTTTTACCGTGGATTTTTTGTATTCACCACGACAGATGGCAAACAACTATTTGTTTCAAACCTCAATCAACCATTAGTATTTGATTCCTTGGACTTTGGCAGCGCAGAGGGCGACCCGGATAGAATAGTTACACAAATTGTTGACCACGATGAGCTGTCTATAATCGGCATTGAGACAACAGAAGTGTTTCGCAATATTGGAGGCGCTGATTTCCCTCTGCAAATTATACCCGGTGCATTCACACAGAAAGGCGCTCATTCTAAATATGCGGTAGTTAAATTTGACAACACCTATTTATTTATCGGCGGTGGTGAGAATGAATTAACCGGTATTTGGCGGCAAACATCCAGCGCCCAGGCTGTCAAGATTTCAGATGATGCGACAGATTTCGCAATACAGCAGTTCACCAAAGATGAAATAGCCGATGCCTTTGCTATGTCTTTTTCAAAGAAAGGCCAGTTTTTTGCTGTCTTTTCGTTTAACTCGACACGTATACCTGGCAGAACCTTCGTTTATAATGGCACTGCTTCAACATTGGCAGGTTTCGCTGTGTGGTTTGAGTTTCAAACAGGGCTTGTAGACGCTCCATGGCGTGTTAATGCCATACTTAAGGCAAACGGCAAGCTTTATGTCGGTGACGCTCAAGACGGGCGTATAGGCGTCTTAGATGATGCTGTCTTGACTGAGTATGGTGCGGCAATTATGCGGCAAGCTGCGTTTAGGCCATTCTCACAAAATGGCGACACGATTTTTGCTGGTGAATTGGAAGCTACGTTTCAGGCTGGCTTGGGCTTAACTACCGGGCAAGGGTCTGCACCCGTAGCTATTTACGAATTCACAGATGACAATAGAGTCTGGTCGAATGAGTTTAAACGAGACCTTGGCGCAATTGGCGAATTTGGAATAGAAACAGTATGGCGAAGACAAGGCAGATTTCCCAATTTTAGGACAGTTCGATTTACGGTTACAGATCCGATTATTGCCAATTTAATCAGGGTCGCTGCAACTCCAGAATTGGGGAGTGACTAATGGCTGAAGTCTTAATTGTACCCAGAAGACGAGAAGACGTTTTTAATGCTGACGGGAGCCTAACTCACCGCTTTATACGCTGGATGGAATCTCTTAACAGTCAAACTAATACCTTGTCAGAAGAAACAGAAAGTAATGAACAAGTTTTAACAAGTACAGGCTCAAGAGTTTCCAGAAATGCGGCCAGGATAGACGGTTTAGAATTTATCCGGTTTAGAGTGGTTGAGATTACTGCCGACTACACAGCGGCACCTTTTGAAATAGTAATTTGCAATAACGTTGTGCCGATAACCATAACATTAGAGCCTAATGCTGTGATTGAAGATCAGATACATGTGAAAAGAAAGCAAACAGCAGCAGAGGTCACAGTCTCAGGTGCTATCGATGGTGAAATAGAAAGGACAATTAATGTTCAAAATTGGTCTGATTTTTATGTATTTGGCGAGACAGAATGGGCGGTGATATAAATGGCTAATAATGTATTACCAGATCCGCTACCCGTATCAATAATAAGCCCTCTTGAAACAACAGCGAGGGGCGGCACTGGTATTCCTGTGTTTATTCAAGATCAAACAACAGGCGTTTTAGACCTGCCTTTTTTGCAGGAAGGCAATTCAATTACTTTGGCGGTCAATACTGTCATCGGCTCAAGAAATATCACTTTAACGGCAGGGCATGGGCTTACGACAGGTACAAACGCAGGTGACGTAATTGAGTTAGCAAACAACACAAATGGGTCTTTTTTCACTCAATGCGAGATTGTAACGGTTACAGGTGATGTTGTTTTATTAGACTGTCCTGTTAATAGGATATATACAACATCCGATTCTATTGTACAGCACAGCATTAAAGGTATGAATGTTGACGGCTCATCAACACCACAAATATTCACTATTAAACCCACTCCAGTTCAATCGGGAGATGTAACTAGAATAATCTGTGAAATTAGAGATAACTCTGCAATGGATTTCGAGACATTCGGTGCCTTAACTGCCCTATTAAACGGGTTAGTTATTAGAGTTAATAATGGAGATGGAACTTTCCGAAATGTATATAATTTTAAATCTAATGGCGATATTATTTTAATGAGTTTTGACCATGATTTCGCTATAAATAACGGTGGCGGTGTGCGAGGGTTCACAGCCAGAATAACATTTGCAGGACAATCAAAACATGGTGTCGCAATAAGGCTGGACGGCAGCGTGGGAACAGGAGAGCAGCTGGAAATGATTGTGCAAGATGATTTAACTGGGCTAACCAGAATGCACTGGGTTGCTCAAGGCTCGGAGTTACAAGAATAATGGCCAGTAATCCATTAACACCAATTGGCACAGGGTTTGATTTAACGACCTCATACACGACTATTTACACGCCAAATTCTGGAGTTAATAGAGGTGGCATAGATGCCATTGTGTTTAACAATTATTCAGGAAGTAACGTAACTATATCTATCCGGTTATCGCAAACTGATACAACGGATCTTTTTGACGAAGTTACAACTGAGAAGACAATTAGATCCAAAGATAACTTCCTTGCACCTGGTTTGATCGGACAAGCAATAATATTCGGCGGTGTACTTCAGGCAAAAGTATCGGCTAACGATAGCGTGAACGGGAAACTAACAGTGACAGAGGTTATATCCTAAATGGTTATTTTAGCCAAAATTTAGTATAATCAGGTAAACGAGGTTTTTATGAATATGATGTCTAGTGAAAAAAAAGGGTTATCTGTTGTTAGCGATATCTGTGTAAAAGATAAATCGTCTAACCGGGATGCGATATTAAAATATGAGGAATTTGCTAAAACCCGCCCTCAACTTGATATACCTGTGAATCATTATATTCATGGTGGCATGTATGGTAGAGAAATTACCATCCCTAAAGACACCATATTAACCGGCCAAATATACAAGTTTGACCATTTTGACATTATGATTAGTGGTGATATCACGGTCTCTACTGATGACGCTCAAAAAGTTAGGCTCAAAGGGTTTAATTTATTCAAAGGGTTAGCTGGTAAAAAGCGTGCGGGTTACGCCCATGAAGATACACACTGGATAACATTCCATCCTATTGATGATGATGTAATTGATGGCGAAACAATACAAAGCAGAATTACAGCAGATTCTTTCGAAGAATTAGAGTTGTTTCATATCGATGTTAACCGCCATGATTACTGGAATATGGTTGAATCTATTGGAATGAGCCAGGAAGAAATAACAAAGCAAGTCGAAAATACTGAAGACATGACAGACTTTCCAAAAGGTTATGAGCATCTTTATGTTTCAGATTCAAAGATAGATAAAAAAGGCTTCTTTAGTAAGACTAAAATTCTATCAGGTGAGTTAATAGCTCCAGCGAGAATTAAAGATTTACGGACCGATGCAGGCCGTTATTGTAATCATGCCTTTTTCGAGAATGCTGAAATATTGATTACAGATAAAGGTGCTGATTTGGTTGCTATAAAAAACATTGAAGCGGATGAAGAGATAACAGTTAGTTATAGACAAGTAATTAAAACCAGGTTGCTGGAGGGTGATTTATGACAGGGGTAGCAACAGCCATAATTGGTGGCCAGGTTATAAGCTCAATTGCTGGCAGTAGTTCGGCGGATAAGGCAGCAAAGGCCCAAGTACAAAGTACAGAAGCATCAATTGCTGAACAACGCAGGCAATTTGATGTTACTCAGGGCAACCTACAGCCATCATTAGAGGCTGGAAATCTAGCACTAGAGCAACAACAAGCATTACTTGGTCTTAGTGGTACAGAGCAACAACAAGCAGCATTTACAGGTCTGGAGCAGTCACCAGGGCAGCAATTTTTAAGAGATAGGGCGCAAAAGAACCTAGTTAGAAACGCATCTGCTATAGGTGGTTTGGGCGGTGGAAATGTTCGATCAGCATTAGTTCAGCAAGGCGTTGGTTTTGCACAGCAAGACTTACAAAATCAATTTGGCAGATTGGGGCAGCTAGCCGGACAAGGGCAAGCTGCCGGAACTGCAATAGGTCAATTCGGGCAGCAAACAGCCGGTAATATCGGTAATGCTTTGTTAGCCGGTGGTGATGCTAGAGCGTCAGGCATACTCAATCAGAATACAGCCTTTCAAACTGGTCTTAGTGGTGTAGCAACCGGATTGGCTCAAGGTGGATTTAGCAACCCATTTAGCAATCAATTTGGTGGCAACCCTAATCCATTTGGCATAGCAACACCTAATTCATCAGCCGTAACAGTACCAAGGGGAGTTTAATAATGGCTAACGGACAATTTCTAGTAGCAGATATCCCCGGTGCGGTTGAGCGGGGGTTACAGTTTCGACAAGATGAGAAATTAAGACCTCTTAAATTAGAAGAAGCTGGTTTGACACTGCAGCAGAAAAAGCAAGGGCTGCAGCAAGGAGAACAGAATTTACAGTTTGGCCAACTTCGACAACAGGATTTACAGCAGCAAATTGACCAGAGAACCGACAAGGAAAAGAATCAGTCACTGTTTAATACAGCTCTACGGGTCAGTAGTGCCAAAGACGAAGATATAGTTGGCATACTTGAAACGCAAATAGCGAATGTAAAAAGATTAGGTGGTGACCCTTCTGAATCTGTCCGGGCTTTAGCGTTAGCCAATGCTGGAGAATTCCAGAAAGTTAAAGAAGGTGCAAACAACCTTATTCAAATAGGTGTTAGGCAGGGCGATATTGAGCCTATTGGTGGGGCATTAAAGCCAAAGCAAAAAGGTGAAAAAGGGACTGTATTCGACCCAAATACTGGGACTTTTTCAATAGATCCAGTAGCAGCGCAAAATCAAAAAGACATTAACACACTGAATGTAGGGCACAAAAAACAAATTTTGGCATTAGAGGTGGAAGCAACAAAAGCAAAAGAAAGAGCTAAGTCTTTAGTTGCACAAGAGAGGGTTGATATAGAAGACGGGCTAGCGGCTTCACAAACAATGCCGGTATTAATGCGAGCTGATAAACTATTAGATATAGTAGCCACTGGCAAACCTGCTCAATCTCTATTATGGGCTAAAAAATGGTTCGGAATTTCTCCCGCTAATGCTACAGAATTGGACAATTTACTGGGAAAACAAATTCTTAAACAATTAAAACCAACCTTTGGCTCTCAATTCACAGCTAGGGAAGGCGATTGGCTTAAAGATATAGAAGCCAATTTTGGTAAATCGACCGAAGGAAACAGAGCGCTAATCCGGCAAGGAATGGACTTAATAAGAGAAAGGTCAAGGATAGGTTTAGACGCGGCTATTTCATCAGGCGACCAAAGAACAGCAGACAATATTCAAGGTTGGTTAGATTGGAGGTTTGGCGAAGATACAAATGCAGGGCAATTGTCTGACGATAATCCTGGGAAATTATCTGACGATGAGCTAATAAAGCGGTTGGGCTTGTAAATGGCGAATAGAACTGATGATTTAATAGAAGCCAACAAGCGCGGCTTATTGTCTGGTCAAGCCAAAACTAATTTTGACGAGGCGGTTAAACGTGGATTGATAACATTACCACAACAGGAGGCTCAAGATGTCAATATTCCAAGCGGCGTTGATAGTGGTGTTTTGCCTGATAATAGTCTTGACACAGGACAGCTAGCCACTCCACAACCAGCAAGCATAGACGCTCAACCTGTTCAGGAGCCTACTGTTACTGGTGAAATTATTGGTGGTTTAGATACTGCAAAAACAATAGCTTCAGCAGCAATAGCCGAGCCAGTTGCCGGAATCATCGGAGGTATTGAGACAGGTGGAAGAGCCATACTAAATGCGCTGGGATTTGACGCTGGCGACCCGACAGGCGAAGGTACGAAAACAATAAGCGCTGTCAGAGATTTTATAACGTTGGAACCATCGACAGAAGAAGGTCAAAGAAACTTACAGGTTATTGGTGGATTGGTTGAAAAAGGTGTCGATGTTGCCAATTTCTCCGCATCTGGTTTGGTTGCTATATCTGACATACTTAGTGGGCAAGGCGCTGAGAAAGCAGCAGAGAGCGTCAAGCAAGTACAAACTAAGGGGTTGTCTAGTGTATTAGGTCAGAGGACTTTAGATGCTACAGGCAGCCCAGCGGCCGCAGCGATAGTGCATTCACTGCCAACCGCAGCAATAGAGCTTTTTGCATTTAAAGGACTAAGAAATTCAAAGCTAGCAAATGAAAAATTATCACCAAATATTGCAGAAGCAATACAACAAGCGGCCCCGGATATTAAACAAATACAAGCTGCTAAAACTGCTGCATATAAAGAATTGGATGAATTCGGGGTAAAAATCAAATCTCAGGTTTATGATAATTTTGCAGATAGTATAAATAAGACTCTAACAAAAGAGGGTGTCGACCCAACTCTAACACCTAAATCCAGTGCAGTTCTAAAAAGGATTATGGAAGAAAAAGGCAGTCCAAAAACATTATCTGAATTAGATACAATAAGAAAGATTGCCAAAGGTGCCGCCAATGACATTGATAAGACTGACGCCAGGTTAGGCAATATTATAATTAATAAGCTAGATACCGGCATTGATAGCCTATCGACTCAAATAGGCGGGAAGTTCAAAGAGGCTAGAGGGTTAGCACAGCGAGCTTTTAAATCACAAGATATAGCTGACATGATGGAGAACGCAAGCCATACAGCAAGTGGACTTGAAAACGGTTTAAGGATAGAAGCCAGAAAAATACTCAAAAACAAAAAAAGGCGTAAAGGTTTTTCAGCAGATGAGATAGCAGCGCTTAGAAAAATAGAACAAGGTACAACGCTTGGTAATTTAACTAAATTTTTAGGCAAGTTTGGCATATCAGAAGGTCAAGCAACTAGCATGGTTGGTGCTTCATTTGGTGCTGGTGGCGGTGGTATTATTGGTTCGATGTTTGGCGGCCCTGCAGGCGGTGTTCTTGGTGCTGTTGGAGTCCCTGCGCTCGGACAAATAGCAAAGAAAACATCTCAAAGAATCACTTTAAATAACACAAAATTTGCTGATGATTTAGTTAGAGCTGGTAAGAATTCAGAAGAAGTTACAAAAGCTTATTTAAAAAATACCCCAATATCAGAAAGAAGAGTTTCAGATTTAACTGATCTATTAATGGACCCAAATATTACAGGCGGCGATGTAACCCGGTTGATTAAAGGGAATACGCCGACAAGCAAGCTACTGTCTGATAGTTTATTTTTTGTAACCGAAATTAAAAGAAGACTGAAACAGGGAGCGGCAACAGCGGCAATCTTACAGCCAGACTTAGAGCAGGAGGCCAATAATGTCCAGTAGATTCATTACTCTCTTCCATGGTTTGCATGATACCCAATGGAATTTTGAGCTGAAATTCTGGCGCAGCAAGCTTCAAAGAATGAATCAAACGCACCAAGAAAAAATCTATCACCGTCTTTGCTTATTCTTGCGTACCATTTTTTGTCGCACTTACGGAGCGTCACTCCAGATAGCCCGGATGAGTTTGAGCTGTATTTCTTTTTGTTCATCATATTTGTTTGGTGGTCTACAGCTCTTAAGTTCGACCACTTATTATTTAATCCGTTGCCATCTATATGGTCTATTTGGCATTCGGGCCAATTCCCAGTCATGTATAGGTGTATAATTCTATGAATAACAAAATAACTACCATTAAAACTGGTTTGCTTGTAATGAATGCCATGAGTCTCTTTTATAGAACCTATTTCATCTCCGACTTTTGTTTGGTTCGGAGTGTCTATTTTAGACCAAGAAAAAGATCCAGTTTCAGGGTTATATAAGGTGAATTCTTTCAGGTTTTTAGTTGTAAGCATTTCTGATAATCCTCTGTCAAGGTGTCTAAAATTGATAGCGGAAGCCGATGACAAATCGGTTTTCAGGTGCCCCTTATCCGCTTGTATCTATGATACAATAATTCAATGTTAAAGACCAATAGTAGGTAATTATAATGTCATCCAGATTTATCATGCCCTTTGCAAATGTTGGTAGCGGAATCAAACCAAGTGATGGTGCGCAGCTATTCTATTTTGAATTGGATGGCGTAACACCTAAAGATACTTTTAGCGACCAGCTATCGACTCCGACTCCTAACACCAACCCGGTTATTTCTGACAGTACAGGGGTGTTTGGTGATATTTATATATCAGGTATATATAAAGTTACCTTGAAAGATAAAAACGGCTCTCAAATATTTGGCGGCGCAATAGTTGATGAATTTGCAGGTTTTAACGATTTAACTCTACCGTATGAGTTCGGCACTGTGGCTCTTATGGTTGCAAGTACAATTGTATTCCCGACAAATAAGGCGATTAAGACCAAAGGCTATACAACAGTAGGAGACGGTGGCCAGGGTGATTACTTATTTCAGGCAGGGAGTGGTGACGGCTTTGGAAGTCACACATCGGCTGTATCTGGGTTTGTTTTTGTATTGCAAAATTTTGAATTAAATACACTTAATGCAAGGCAATATGGAGTTACAGGGACTTTAGATGATACGCAATTTGCGGCAATGATAGCAGTTGCTGATGCTGGATCAGGAGTTACAATCATTGCCACTGACTTGGCAGCTCACACGTTTGCCAATGGATTATCCATCGATGTATCAAAGACAAAGATTATAGGTAACACAACCACATTTGATTTTTCTGGTTCGGCGGATACTTTTGCCTTTGATTTGACTGGAACGCAAAGCCCCCCAAGAGAACAGGTGTTATCTTTTCTTAAAAATATTAAGTTACTTGGTAGCGGAAAGGCGGGGACTCAGTCAGCGTTAAGGCTTGATGGCAATGCAGCTCCTGCTGGTCCGAATAGGATATTTTTTGAAGACGTTTACATAGAATCCTTCTTGAAGGCTATGGATATACAAGATAATACCTATTTGATTAAGTTTTTCAGGGGGGTTATCCGAGACTGTGCAAGCGGGGTTACTCGTCCAGATGGAGCGACAAACTCAGGTGAAAATATTTCCTTCTGGGGTACGTTGTTTGATGGTAATAACTTTGATTTCTTTTTTGATTATACAACCGGCAGTGGAACAGATATTTATCTGCATTCGTGTAGCCTGGATGACACAGTTAACAAGCCGTTTCATATTGATGCTGGTGTTAGAATTGAAATGTTTGGATGCCATGTTGAACACCCTTCCGGCAATTGGGCGCAAACACCATTCTTTGTAGGTGATCGAAACGGTTTAATTGTTATGCATGGCGGCAGGATTGTAAACCCTGGTACTGGCACAAACCCTGGGTTTATTTTTGAGGTAAGCCCGAGGACAGCATCTGCTGAAAAACTGGGTATTGCCCTTTATGACGTACAGACGGCTAACCTAGAAACGTCATCAGGTTTTATGGCTAACGGTGATAGCGGTTCTATTATATTCAAAAATAGAACATTCGACGGACTTGATACGTCTCCTAATCTTATGGGTGAAGTATCAAATCGAATGGCTGATGGTGGCTTTGAATTGGCATCTATTATAGACGATGTTTTTAAATTAACGGGTTCTACAAATATTACGTTAGCTGTAAGCGCAGCAGCTCCAATTACAGGCGCTCAATCACTAGCTGCCACACACACTGGTAACCCATCAAAATTTGTTATCTCTACACCAGTGGAAGGTTCAGACGCTTTTAAATATGAATTCCAATTCAAGGTCACCGGCGGTACAGTTGGCGGGATTACAAGCAAATATGTGAAAGCTGTATTAGATTCCAGTGGTGACTTAGATGTTAAGAAAGAGCAAACAATAGTAACTCACGGCTCACAGACTGCGACAACGGCAACCAAACTGAATTCTAATAATCAGAATCAACGCGCACCATCTTGGGCCACACATGCAATTATAGAGTTCAATATAGATACGTTTGGCGGCAATACTATTTATGTTGACGATGTTATTTTAAATGTATACTGAGGCAGCCAACACACCCTATATAACACAGGAGTCAGCATGGGCGATTTAACAAAAAACATCAGTCAGCATGAGCTAAAGTGCCAGTGCGGAAACTGTGAAGTTAGCATTCAGGCTCACGAACCAATTATACAGGAATGGCAAGACGCTTGTGATTATTTTGCCCAAAAGTGGAAGGTTGGTAAGGTTAGTCTTGAGATAACCAGCGCTGCCAGGTGTTATGTTCATAACCGGACTGAAGATGTAGGTTCTGATGATGAAAGTCAACATCCCCGCTGTTGTGCTATCGACGGTAAAATATTTGCGCGTGGTGAGCAGATACCTCCTAAAATGGTTTATGATTATTTCGATAGTAAGTATCCTGATTTTGGTGGCATTGGTTTATACAATACATTCACACATAGAGACACACGATCAATAAAGGCAAGGTGGGGAGCATGAAATTTAAACTTGGCAAAACAGCCGTTAACTTAGTTCGTAAATTCGCCCCTGCGCTCGCTGCTGGCCTTGGTGGGCCTGTTGCTGGTCAAGCGGTCAATGTATTAGCAAACATCTTCGGAAAGCCAGGAGCAAGTCCCACAGAGCTAGAATCGCTCATTATGGGCGCGTCTCCCGAACAGTTAGCAGATATCAAACGTTCTGATCAAGAATTTGAGCTTAAAATGAATGAGCTTGATATTGATGTGTTTGAACTGGAAATTGCAGATAGAGATAGTGCACGTGAATTGTTCAAGATTAATATGTGGCCGCAAATAGCATTATCAGTTATTTATACACTGGGTTATTTTGGGCTAATCGGCTGCTTAATTTTCGATGTAGCTACAATACCAGCGGGTAGTGAAGGTCAATTGCTTTCCGGTCTGATCGGAGTATTAACCACATTGCAAATTAAGATTGCTGACTTCTGGTTCGGATCTAGCCACGGCTCAAAGCTAAAGGATAAGTAACATGTGTGATTGCCACGAACATTTCAAAAATAGTGTTGACGAACTACATATTAAATACGATGGACTTCAGGCGACAGTAGAAGAAAATACAAATACAATGAAGTCTCACATAGCCGATACAGAATCAATCGTTAAGTTTGTTAGGGATTTAGAGGGGTTTATCCGGTTTACTCATCGTATTCAAAAGTTTTGCAAGTGGCTTGCAGGGCTGGCAGTAGTTGGTGGTGTGATTACATATATTTCAAATCATTTCCCGTTAAAATAATTTATCCGCTGTAGTAATATTAGCCCCGATGTACTGGGGCATTTTTTTGTCTGTTATTTGATTAGACTGGCAGCATATTCAAACAAGTATAAATCGGGTGCTACCCATATCTGTAAGATAGTGAATAGGTTTGGTACTGCACTATCAAATATCGATATAATACCCACTACCATGCTGACAGCTGCCATGACAAGTCCAGGCATAAGAAAATTTTCGTCTTCATCCTTAATCCCTTTTCTTATTAAAAAGGTCGTTATGGTTGCTGCTGTCGCTATAACAATAAACCATAATGACAATGAAGCTATGGCCTTAATCATGTGCCATGACAGCAATTGCTGAACAATAACAGGAGCCTCAGCAACCACAAACTCTCCGGCAGTTTCCAAGCCTGAAATAATATTCAAGATCAGCTCATTAGCTTTATTCATCACTTCTTCATTCATAATTCTATCCCCACTTTATTATTAAGAAAAAGCACGCCCAACCAGAAGGGAATGCTTTTGATGGCCTTTATTTGTTTGCTCTAGTGCGTTATTGCACCTTGAAAGATTCTATTGGCGCCACCCTAAGCGTTCATCTGTGGCCTTTAGATTGAACGTCGAAGGCCTAGGTATGGCGCCAATAAAACCCTTCAAATTGCACACTCCTTACGAGAGTGAGGCGGGCTGTACTGCATTAGTACGGATACTACAGCCGTCCATATCCGCTGACAGTTCTTAAGCTAAACCGAAATGCCGCTTGGCAGGAAGGCTCATGTTCAGTCCACCAATTTTAAACCGGCGCTCAATGCCAGTCTGTCGAGATTTGAAGATGCCATATCCGGACATATCTTTGCAAACAAAATTCCAGGTATGATGTGTGGTTTTACGATAACCTCCTCGATGTCGGAAGGTATCATTAGGCTCAGCAATATAGTTATCTGGCTGGCTGAACAATTGCAAAAAGGTTTCGTGGACATACTTGTAAAGGTTAATTGGTAGTCTAAACATTTCCATTACTCCGTTGTTGTTTTGAATTGCACTAAAAAGGGTAATGCCATGATCAGTGGTTGTGAGTTCCTTTAGGCCTATGCAGTTCACTTCGTTAGAGTCTCACACTCTGCTTAAGCTACTTACCTACGCCGTTGATTAGGTCGGCTTCCCATTACCCTTATTAGTGCCCACTCTCTAGAATGGGCTTAGCGGATTTACCCGCCGGTGTCATTGTTATATCCTCTTAAAGTTTCCGTTAAACGTTTGTTTTGAGTGTTCAATATAGCACAGCATATAATTTATTTATTGATCTATGTCAGTTTTTTAGCCTTACATTAAGAGCTTTTTTCATCTTTTTAATACGGTCAAAATACTCGCCAAGCTCTTCAATAGATATTAATTCGTCAATTGGAATCGCATCAATTTCATCATGGTTCTTTGCGTAGTTTTGGGCATATTCTTTGGTGTAAACTTCAGCCATCAAAACCCTGTTAACATAACCGCAATTATTATGCGCGTAATACATTCCATTCTTTTTTAATACATATAACATCACAACCTCCTATTTCTTACATTCAGAATCCGGGTCACGCCATGCAGCCTTTTTGATTTTATCTGCACTTAATACGATGGTGCGTTTATCCTGTTCCACTTCTTCAATATCGTTACCCTCCAAAAATTCAGCGGTTTGTTCTTCGATGCGCGCTCTTTGGTCGGCTTTTTCGCTTTGGCTCGGGTTGTAATCGGCTTCTTCTGTTTTTGACATAATGTGCAATCCTAAATGATATTAACATTAGTATGAATAATACAACTAGCAACCCGTAGCCGTCGAAGATCACTTGTCCATCAGCTCAGG